CCACCCCCACCCAAAACCCTCGCCCGTCTTCGGACGGCCTGAACCCCGAAGCACGGAGATAAACGACAATGGCAAATCAGACGACCCCCCGGCTCACCGTTCGAAAGGGTGATCACACCTTGAACGAGCTCCCGGACTTCCCTCTCGCCGCGGGCGCCGCTCTGCTCGGCGGTCTCATGGTCGCGCTTGACGCTAACGGCAACCTGGTCGACGGCGGCGACGGCGCCGCGGTCAAGGTGATCGGGATCTGCGATGAGAGCGTGAGCAACGTCGGCGGAATCGCCGGTGCGAAGCGTGCGGCCGTTCGCCGTGGCTCGCATTGGATGGACGCGGCGACCGCGAGCCCTCCGACTCAGGCGGCCGCGTACCTGACGAACCTGAAGGCGTCCGACAACCACTCCGTGACCCTGAACGCGGGCACCGGTGTGGCGATCAGCGGCCGGCTTCTCACCGTGACCGAGCGGGGGGTTCTCGTCGAGTTCTACTAAGGCCCGAGCGAAACCCCCTCCCACTGACCCGAACCCCTCTCAGGAACCCGAACCCTCATGAATATCTCTGACCCCCTTCAGATTCAGGCGATGTACCAGTCTCTCGACACGAGCTATCAGGCGGGCATCGAAGAGGCAGCGCCCTTCGCCGACCAGATCGCTCAGCGCGTCCCGAGTACCGCGCGCTCCACCCGTCATGTGTGGATCCCTCAGGTCGGGAAGTTCAAGAAATACGTGAACGAGAAAGACGTCGAGCGCCTCACGGCTCGCACGTGGGTCGTCGAGAATGACAAGTACGAAGACACTCTCGAGATCCGCGAAGAGGACGTCGAGGACGATCAGATCGGCATGCTGGCGGTTTCCGCCCGGATGATCGGCAATGCCGCGGCGAAGTGGCCGGACGACATGATCGTCGAGTGCATCCAGAAGGCGACCTCGACCCTCGCGTTCGACGGTCAGTTCTACTTCGACACCGATCACCCGGTGAATCAGGACAAGCCGTTGCTGGGGACCTACTCGAACCTGTTCTCGGGGATGCCTCTGACCGACGCGAACTTCGCGCTCGCGCTTCAGTACATGACGACCTTCAAGGGTGAGAACGGTCGCTTCATTCCGATCAAGCCGATCGCGATCCTGGTCGACCCGACGAACACGTATAAGGCGCGTCAGATCCTCGGCGCCGACGTGATCGCCGTGACCCAGGGCGGCGGTGCGGCCGCGGTGACGAACCTCAATAAGAACGAGGTGCCGGCGATCACGATCCCCGAGTTCGGGAACGAGGCGGGTAGCTGGTACATGCTCGGCGCGCTCGGCGGCCTGAAGCCGTTCACCGTTCAGGTCCGGAAGGAGCCGAAGACCGTTGCGCTCACCGACGATCAGGCGGCCAATGTGTTTTGGCATGACAAAATGGTCTGGGGAGCGAAGGCGCGCGGTGCGGCGAGCTTCACCTTCCCGTATCTCGCCATGAAGTTCACCCCGTAAGTCAGGGGCTCAGGTGCCGGGCGTTCGCGCTCGACCCGAAGGCTTGAGCGGTTGCGGTCGATCACACCCGTGGGCGACCGACGTGACAGGGGGCGACGTTCAAGCCGGCCCCCACCTCTTTCACCCACGGGAGTAACCACACATGGCAAAGCTCGAAGCGAAGCCCGTTGCAAAGCCGGCCCCGAAGTCAGAGACCGGTCTCACGAAGGTTCGCGTGAAGGTCTCGACCCGCGCGGGCTTCGCCGGCGCGTTCTCCGGCGGGAAGTTCTGGAAGGAAGGAAACACGTCGGCCGTCGTCACGAACGACGAACTCGAACGTCTCCGCGCCCACGATGAGAAGGGGCTTCTGATGCTTCACGAGCTCGGGCCGGCGACCGCAGCGGACGCGGATTCCGTTGTCGAGGTCGACGACGACGACCAGGACGACGACGACGAAGAGCTGACGCCCGCTCCCGCCGCCCCGTCTCAGGCTCAGGTCGACGAGCAGAAACGCGCCGCGGCAATCGAGGCTGAAGCGGCGAAGAAGCAGGCTCAGAAGAAGTAGGAACAAGGGGGAATCGGTGACGGCCTATTGCGCGGCAACAGATCTGGAATTGCCCGACGAGACCGTCGCCGACTTCACGTCGGATGTGATCGACGATGCGATCGCGAAGGGCTCATCCCTCGCGGATTCGTACCTGTCGACCCGCTGGACGCTCCCGCTTCGTCCAGTTGAAGCCGGCGTGTATCCGCAAGCGCTCGTCGAGGCGGTCGCGGCAATCGCCACCTATCGGCTCATGAAGCGCCGGGGCTACTCGCCCGAGAACGGCGACAACGACGAGATCCGCAACGGGTTCGACGACGCGATCCGCTGGCTCAAGGACATGTCCGCGGGCAAGGCGACGATGCAGATCGCCGGCTCGAACTCGGAAGCCGAAGCACAGGAGGGAGGGGGACCGTCGAGCTCGGCATTCATGCTTCAGGCGCCGCAAGGCGATGGGTACGGGTACGACCGCGAGGAAGATTTCTGGCACGACTCCGGAAGCGCGGTCACGGGCGGCGTTCGCCGTCGGGGCTTCTGAGAGATGGCCGGCGTACAGTTCTCACGCGGCTTCGACAAGCTGGCGAAGCTTCAAGCCGGCCTGAAGGCCGTGGGCTCGCGCCGCTTCCGTGAGTCGGTCATGAAGCAACTTGCGATCGAGGGCGTGCACCAGGTTCACGCATCCTTCGAGGGCTCCAAAGACGCCTATGACGCGCCTTGGAAGAAGTCCAAGCTCACCGGCCGGCGGAAGGGCGGGAAGACGCTCCAGGACACCCGGCGGCTCTTCAATTCGTTCTCGACCGCCTACAACGATCGGACCTTCCAGATTGGTTCGCGGGTCGTCTACGCGGCGATTCATAACTACGGCGGGACGGTGTCCCGGAAGGGCGGCTCGAAGACGAAGCGGGTCGTGAAGCGCGACTCCCGCGGCCGCATTCAGAAGGGCTCCCGCTTCCAGGAGAAGACCTTCAAGTTCGGCGCGAGCTCGGCGGGCATCCCGAAGCGCGCGTTCCTGCCCGAACAGAACAAGGGGCTCGGCCGCCGATGGACGGCCGCCTTCACGCACATCTCGGACAAGCTTCTGAAGCGCGCCATTGCCGCCGGGCGGGCCGAATAATGGCGCTCGCACAGATCATCGCGGCGATCTCGGCCGGCATGACCGCGCGGCTCCCGGGGCTCTCGTACCTGACCGGCGCCCGGAACATCGGGACGAATAAGACGGGGAACTCGGTCGTCTTCGTCCCGACTCAGGATGACTTCGCTCCTGGTCGTCAACAACGCAGCACGATCCCCGGGAGCTCGCGGGTCGTCGACCGCGTCGTCGCGCTCCGGGTCGTTCGTCTAGAGGTGCGCCTCTGGGGAGTGGCCACGAAGGCGAACGGGACCCGTCGGAAGGTCGGCGACACCGTCTTCGCGAGTGGCGACCGCGACGATCTCGCTCAGGTCGACCTGATGATCTCGGCGCTCGTGAACGCGCTCGACGATGCGGCGACCGTCCCGAACTTCCAGATCGAGAGCGGTCAGTATCTCGATCAGACCGGCGAGCAGAGCACCCAAGCCGGGACGATCTACGTTGCGCGGATCACCTTGAACGTCCCGATCGTTTATCTGAGTCTCGCGCAAGCCACGGTCGATCCCGACACGATGGTAGTCACCGGCCAGATCGAAGACGGCCAAACGGAGAGCCCTGAATCATGACCGACACGAAGAAGCCGTTCGAGACCCTCGTCGAAGAAGCCGCCCTGACCGATTCGCCCTATCAGCCGTGGGAAGTCGCCGCCGCGAAGGCGTTCGCGAAGCTCCCGACCGGGAAGGAGATGACCGCCGCGGAGTTCTCGAAGATCGTCGACGACGTCCGCGGGATCACGATCGGCCATCCCGATCAGGCTGACGTCAAGGCAGCGGCCGCGCGCGAAGAGCAGGTGAAGAAGGAAGCCGACGAAAAGGCGGCCGCCGAGCTCAAGGCGGCGAAGGATCGCGCGCTTGCCGAAGCACAGGCCCTTCCCGAAGCCCTTCCCGCGGACGTCGAAGAGGTCTCGCCGAAGCATTCCTGATCTGATCCTCTAAGGATCCCTCCCCTCTCAAACTCGGAGCCGCACCCATGGCACTTTCAGAAGCGAAGACGACGATCCTCGACGGCGGTCTCGGCATTGCCGCGGCTTCCGGCGATCAGTTGCAGGTGAAGATCGGTGCGAGCTCCCTCGGGACGATCAACGTCCCGGTCACCGTAGGGGACGCGAGCCAGATCTCCGCGCTCTTCGGCGTGGGTCCGCTCTGCGATGCGGCTCGGGCGGCTCTGGCCATTCCGGGCGAGGGTCCGGTGATCATGGTCCGTGCGCCGAGCTCCACCGCCGGCGCCGCGGGCTCGACGACCTCGACGAAGACCGGGACGGGCTCGCTTGCCTATTCCGGTTCCGTGAACGGCGCCTATGCGGCGGTGATCAAGATCACGAACACGGGCTCGGTTGCGAACGGGGCGGCGACGTTCCAATACAGCCTCGACAACGGGACGACCTTCACCGGCGACATTGCCGTTCCGTCGGGCGGCGCGTACACGATCCCCGGGACCGGGCTCGTCGCGACCTTCACCGACGGGGCGACGACCCCGCCGCTCTCGTTCACCGCGGGCGACCTCTACAGCACGACGTCGACCGGCCCGTCGTACACCTCGACCGAAGCCATGGCCGCGGTCGATGGGGCCTTTACGAGCGCGGATG